AACCAATATTGACGCCACGTGAATGTACATCATACAGATAGTCAATAAACACTTCCCGTACTATCGCCTGAAACCGTCGTTCATCTCGCTTTTTCATCGCTTCACTCTCAGCAGTTCTCTGTATTGCTCTCTCGATATCGCATCATAGGGAACCACCTCAACTATATCATCTTGCGCTTTGGCTGGCTTGACCGGAGGCTTGGTCGGTGGAGTGTTCTCATCAGGGATATCGGGTATTGTCTCATCCACCGGCGTCACCGTCGTTTGCCCCGGTGGTGGTAACTGATGCTGCGGCTGTGCAGGCGGATTGATTACCTTGCCTGACATCGCTGAAATATAGTCATCCAGATCATCGGTATGCACCGGGACGAGATTGATAATCACGAAGTCCTTGCAGGGGAGTTTCGCCTTGCCCTGTATCTCACGCGCCTCATGGAAGGTGACGGTACCTCCGGTAAACTCTGCCTGTGCTCGCTCGCTCTCTTTCGCCTTGGCTTCTTGCAAGCGCTTCTGGATGGCCTCCACGTCCTCTTGATCGTAGCCAAGATACCCACCATAGCGCGGCGTGAGCCACATATTCAAGCTATCCTGGAACATATCCAGGATAGGAAAGACGATCTCAGTATAGAGCGCATAGCGGGCTTCCTCCTGATTACTGAAGGTGGAGTCAGCCAAGCCCAACAGGAATAAGGGAAAGTTAAAGAAGATGCCCGCTATATCACGATCACCCTTCGTGTCGCTCTCAAGCCAGTCCAGTTCATAAGGTGACATACTCATACTCTGCCACTTGACACCGCCATGTAAGATGGCCGTTTCACCAGCGTTACGCGGCCCTGCGAACTTCTTGCGTATCTCGTCCTTCAGCGTCTTGTATTCTTGCGCGCCCAGGAGCGCATCCGTCACCCATGCGCCGCCAGGACGTGCCATGTTATTGAGCAGGCCCAGGTTCCACTTTTGCCCTGCCTTCTGCGTGTCGATGAGCAGCGCAGCCACCTCGACAGGTGACATACCATACACGTCGTCGTTGCCTGCAAAGAGCTTGTTGTGCATCACGAACGGTTCAGGATAGCGGCGCGGCGGCGTGAAGTTGCCGAATTCATAATAGAGCGGCCCATTCTCTTCAAGTTTGATCTTCGTCAGATCAGGTCTGAGATTGTACAGTTCATCGAATGGAGCAGTAGGATTCTGGTTGACATTGATACCGAGCAAATAGCTATTGCCGGTCATGCAGTAGTAGGCAATCATGGCCTCTCTGAATTGCGTCCCGGCCACCTTGGGCGCTGGATTCTTCCACAGGTCAAGCAGGGGCGAGGTGGTGATCTCGCGCTTCTTACTCTCGTCGGTGTAGTGCTTCCACTTGATACCGGCGGCAGCGCGGGCGATGTGACCGACGACTCTGAACACGGTCTTGCTTGAGCGGTAGCCTTCCTGGATGTAGGAACGCATGTTGCGCGGCATCATGGCAGGTGCGGCAACGCCTTGTTGAGAGACAACATAGGCAACATTCGGGTCGGCTTTCTCTTCTGCATAGTGGCGTTGGCGTCTATTGCGTCTACTCATGACCAGTCACCTCCAATCTCATGCTCGGCAGCCCACTCGAAGGGATTTGCAAGCTTCTCTATTTTCTTTTTCAGTGCTTCCGCGTTTTGTGCTTGCTCTTCTGCTGTTTGCTCTTCCAGGTCTAATACCCCTGGACTGCCCGCACGCGCAACAATCAATTCAGTCAAGGCCCACACCAGCGCATCTAACCTGTCAGGTGACTTTTGCCCTGTAAGCGGTTCCCACTGACACATCTGATCTTCAAGCAAGGGAAACAGTCCAACATGATGTATCTTGCCCTGCTCGTAGAGGGATGCTACTGGTTCAGCGCGGGTATACTTGCCACGTGAGGCATAGACTTGCTTATAAGAGACGTCCTTATCGACTGTGCGGATATTTGTCTCTACGAGGATACCGCCATTATTCTGCTCACCGATGACGCGATCTGCCTTGTACTTGTAGTAGGATGCTACCACCTCAGATGCCCAGGTGTGCGGTGACATTTGCTGACTCTTATCATCTAGCACATACCCATGCCCTGATGCATCAATGCCAGCGACCACAATACCCGTCTCTGCACTATCCTCATGGTCACTCACTGCCGGGTCTACCCCGACCACAATACGCACGAGATCAGGATAGGAGGTGACACGATATGCCTCTATCATTGCCTCACGTTTCCATAAAGCGCCATCAGCATCGTCTAATAACTCTGCGTAGAGTTCCTGTTGTCCGAGGCGCGTCCCTTCATACCTTCCTACAACCTGGCTAAAGAAGGTAGATGCGAGATTCTCTCTATTCTCATAGGTCGTGCCTTTGGTGATATGCGTCGTCTTTGCCTTGAAAAGTGCTTTAATCAACTTCGTTGGACGCGGTGTCGTGGTAGCAACACACTGTGGATTGCTCCCAAGACGCAAGCCAAACATCATTTGGTCCCACGTATCCTGATATTGCCATGCCGCCGGTTCATCGGCCCATACTTTCTCATGCTGTGGACCGCGCAATGCATCAGGCTCATCAGCGCTAAACGTGGTAGCAGTGCAGCCGTTAGGCCAGGTGAGACGGCGCTTACTTGGCTCATACTTGGGATATGCCCATGATGGAGAACAGGCAAGGATGCCACTTTCGCCTTCCACCATCACATCACGTACATCGGCTGCGGTGCGACCAATGAGCGACATGTGCCGTACCTTGCCGTTCTCTGCATGCTTACGTATCCATTCCGCGCCTGAGCGCGTCTTCCCAAAACCACGCCCGGCCATGATGAGCCACACAACCCATTTGCCCACAGGTGCAAGTTGCTTATCACGCGCCCACGCTTCCCATAGGTAACGCAATTGTGCTGCTTCCGCGTCGGTCAATGTAGAGACAAACTCCATCTTCTTCTCAGCAGGTAAGCGTGAGAAGGTGCGAGCGTCTTCCAATGAGAGGAAGCTAGTCAATTTCGTTTTGGTCATTGTGGGTGGCACGTGTGATTGTTCCTAACTTGGTAAGTAGCGTTTCGCGTGCGCCTGTGATATCGAGTGAGCCACTCATCTCGATTTGGCTCTTATCACGGTATTCAGGCATGAGCATCTTGGCATGGTAGTTGAGCAGGGTATCACTGTACTTGCGCTCGGTGTCAATGAGTTTCCCCTGCTGGAACACGGGCTCATCCCAACCTTCCTTCCCACGCCGGTATATCTCTGCACGTATGGCGCCCTTCGCTTCCTCAAAGGCTTGATTGAAGCGCACAAGAAACGTATCGCTCTTCTCTTTCCAGCGATAGAGCGTCATACGTCCGATTTCTGCTTTCCGGCAGGCCAGCGTGATATTGCCATGCTTGGCGAGCTCTTCAAGAAAGAGGTCTTGCTTCGTCTTTTTTATAGGTGTATCACGCTGTATCCTACTCACACTGCCTCCTGATTCATCGCCTGCTCGCACGCAAGCAGCAAGGCATCCTCCACCGCTGAGAGTTCGCCTATGTCTTGCTTGGCGATGAGGTAGTGCGTCACGTTCCGAATGACGGCCTGCAAGTTCTGTCGTTGTGAGAGCAGATCATTGTATTCCCTGGTATTGATGAGTGTGAATGCGGGGGGATTGGAAGGATTGAGCGTGACGATATGAGGATAGAGATGAGTCACCGATGCACCACCGGCCAGGGGATTGTAGGGTGTATTCAGGTGATAGATGTTGTGCTCTTCGCTCATTCCACAGGCTCACTTTCTTGCTCATCCAGCCATTCAATCTCATATTTTCCAATGGTGCCGAAGGAGTCACACATATCCGTGAGTGTAGGGAAGTAGTTCATGTAACTTCGATCAAGGCATACGGAGCCGCTGGTGAAGAGAATACCTTCGACTTCCTTCCACTCCTGGTACTCTTGCCTACGCACCGGGTTGGCACTCTTGAGCTTGCTTTGATCGAACTTGAGTGTAAAGGCGCGTGGCTCATCGGGTTTGTGCCATGTCTTCGTGGTGGCATCAAGATGAGAGTGTGTGGTCATGGGTGATGCTCCTGCCATAGTCTTTCAAGCACTTGTGCTGAAAGAGGAATGCGATAACCTAGCCGCCTGAAATACTCTTGAGGTGAGATGATTTCTACAGGCGGCTCACGGTATTCATTGCGCATCGCTTCAATCCCCTTCATGAGACTTTCAAGCGTCAATGGCTCCTGATGCTGTGTATGTGTCGTTTCCCACAACTTGCTCATTTCCACCTCCGTTTCACGAGGACGAGGCGCACAAGAATGCCAAGAAGCGCATCCTCAAGCAAGTAGCGAAGTATCCAGATGCGGCGTGCCATGATTGCTCCAGACAAACAAAAAGCGAGCACTTTTCACTTCGGTGAAAAGTACCCGCATTAATCCGCAGATTGCTAGACGGTACTACCTAATTGATAACCTTTTTCTTGCCTCTAAACAGCTTAGAGGCCCATTCGATAATCGGGATGCGCCCTTTGCTGACCAACAAGGTAATGTGCCCATCACCATGCCCATGGACGCGGATGGCAGAGATGAGCGGTGCCAGGTCAGCAGCCAACTCGACCATTTCCCTGTCCAGGTGTATAGCAGGCATTTCGCCTTGAGTGTCAGTGCAAAGCATGGCATCCCCCGGTTGGTATCCTGCCTCAATTATATATGGCAGGAAGGGAACATGCAAGTGTGCGGCTATGGCTCGCTTGCTTTGAGTCGCTCCACCTCAAACCATTGGACAAGGAGATCGATAGGTACATGCGCAAGATGCTCACTCTCTCGATCAAAGCGAATCAGAATATGCCCAATCCATCCATCGACCTGGACAATGGTGGCCTTGGTCCCTGCGAGCGGGCCATCAATAACTTCGACCCGCTGTCCGATCTGTGGCTCTATCATCCCTTCATCCTTTTACGCTCAACTACTCAGTATCACTGATGTCTTCTATGGGGGATTTTAATGGGTCTCTTAAAAGGTATTGCGTTCAACTGCTGCAACGCGGGATGGGTTTATATTGCGTAAGCGCTGCCAGAATTGTGCAGGGGTCATCGTGCGCAACTGCGCTACTGAGACGATACGGCACTCTTTGCCCCACATATTTGCAGCAAGAAATGCAATGCCACGCTGATTGCAGATGTATGGCTTCCAGCGCATACGGCGGATAATCCTACTCGCCTCTTTCCAGGTGATAGGCCGTAAGTGCTTGGTGCGTAATGCCATAAGACACCTCTGCTCTTTTCGTGCGCCCAGTCTCTCTCGTTGCTTGCGATCTATCCACCAACGGCTTATCGTCTCGCTATCAATGACTACGCCTCTTTCCGTCGTAATGGATTCGACAGAAGCCTCTCCATTATCCTCATCGTAGTGTGCCCGATCTAAAGCGAGGTCGAGGCTATCTACTTCCTCAACATGCTTGACCTGATACCGCCAGTAGGTATAGATGACTTTTGCCATATCTCACTTCCTTAGACCCATTCTATCGGCACTTTTACTACATCTGTTCTAACAATTCACGGTTTTCATAGATGTTGCCGATGGTCTCCCAGTTTTTTGATTTCTGAGTAGCATATGCCTTACTGCGAGGCTTGCCTGTAAGCAGACT